AAATCAAATACAACTAACATCTTTATAATATAATTATGGCAACGGAGAAAATAGGAATAGAAGTCGAGGTTAAGGGAGCTGAAAAAACAATCAGTTCTTTTAAAGATTTAAAAACAGCGATTAAGGCAGCCAAAGATGAACAGATAGCAATGTCTGAAAAGTTTGGTGAAGGTTCTGTTGAAGCAACAAAAGCTGGTCAAAAATTAGCTAATTTAAAAGATAAAGTTGAGGACTTAAATGATTCGACTAAAAGTTTAAAAGGTACTGGAATTGAAAGATTAACATCTTCATTTAGATTATTAGGTGAGGGTATTGCAACTTTTGATTTTGATAAAATTAAATTAGGGTTTAAAGGAGTTGGTGCTGCAATGAGTGCTATGCCAATATTTTTAATAATTGAAGGATTAAAGTTATTATACGATAATTTTGAAAAAGTAGTTGATTTTTTTAATGTTTTTTATGCTTCTACAGATACAGCAACTCGTAGTTTAAAAAAATTAAATGCTGCTATTGAAGAAAACTCAACTTTGCAAAATGAAATGTTGCAAGCAACTGACAAGAATACTAAGTTTGCTATGCTTAGTGCAAAACAACAAGGTAAATCTGAACTTGAAATACAAGAAATTCAAAGGAGTGGTTTTGAAAAAAGAGCAAAATATGCAAGTGAATATCTTAAAACAACTGGAGAAAATTATGATAAAATTCTAGCTAGTGAACTATCTACAGCTGAAGATAGAAAAAATGCAACTAAAGCATTAAATGAGGCAAGAAAATCATTAGATAATGAATTAACAAATTCAGAAATATTTAATTTAGAAAAGAAAATAGAAGCAAATACAAAAGCAGAAGAAAAAGAAAAAGCATTAAAAGATAAAGCAATTGAAGCTGGAAAAGCAGCAGCACAAAAAAGACTAGAAGATGAAAAAAAGTTATTATCGGATATAGAAAATGCAAAAGAGCAATCATATATAAAAACTTTTAAAACTGAAATAGCACAAGCTATTGTAAAAGCACAATTTGATAATGATAAATTAATAGAAGATATAAATAAAAGCAAAGCAAGTAAAGCAACAAAAAATCAAGCATTAGTTCAAGCTGAAATAACCTTACAAGAAAATATAGCACAAATACAAAAAGATTATAAAATTAAACAAGATGCAAAAGAAAAAGAAGCTGAAGTTAAAAGACAAGCCGATGCTGATAAAGCCATAGCAATAATTGAAGCTAATGAAAAGAAAAAAATAGATTTACAATTATCAAACTTAGAAAGTGGTTATCAATTAGAATTACAAAAAGTTAAAGAAAATGATGATAAAAAATTAGAATTACAAAAAGCACACCTTACAGAAGTTTATAATATTAATATTGCTAATGCTGATTTATTAGGATTAGATGTTACCAATATTGAAAATAAATATTTGCAAGATAAAGAAGCTTTAGAGGATGCCGCAAGGGAACGAAAAAAAACTAAAGAAAAACAATTACAAAAAGACATAGTTGAATCTGTAAATATTGCAGCTCAAACAACTTTAGCAGTTTCAAAAACTTTATCGGATACTTATTACATGAAGGAAACTCAAAAGATAAATAAACTTTATGCTGATAAATTAAAAAATGTTAAACAAGGTTCTAAAGAAGAAAAAGCAATATTAGATCAAAAAGCAAAAGATGAAAAAGATTTAGCAAGGCAACAATTTGAAACACAAAAGAAGTTTAATAGAGCTAGTGCTATAATGAATGGTATCTTAGGATTAGGTGCTATCTTCGCAGTTCCCGACCCAACGTTAGGAGTAATGTCAGCAATAAGAGCAATCGCTTTAGTTGCAACTACAGCCGCAAACGTTGCTCAGATTAATAGCACACAATTTGATGAGGGCGGAAGTTCAGCAGGTGGAATACCAGCGGCAGAAACCTCAGCACCAAGTACAGCTCAAGCTCCTTCAATATATGGACCAGGTCAAGGGCAATCAACTACATTTACTGGTAATCAAAATAATAACTTTGCTCCTGTTAAAGCATACGTTGTAGAAACTGAAAACCGAAGCACTACAAATAGAGTAAACAAATTAGTATCGGAATCAACATACGGATAAACAAAAGTAAAATTTTAAACGTTATTACAATATGGAATTACCAATTAAGAAAGCAATAATAGATGTCGAAGATTCCGAAATGGGATTAAAGACAGTTAGTTTAGTTAGCGATCCAGCAATTCAAATAAATTGGATTAAGTTCAACAAACAATCTGAAATCAAGTTAGCAATTCAAAACGAAGATAAAAGAATTATATTCACACCCGTACTTATACCGAATCAATTAATATATCGGAATATAGCTGGTGAGGAATTTAATTTGATGTTCGATAAAGAAACGATTGAATTAGTAGAGCAGAAATGGGTTAAAGATAATTTATCAAGTGCTGTAGATATTGAGCATTCAAGTAAATTAATAGAAGGGGTTACATTTTTTGAATCAGTATTATTAAATAATGAAAGATTTGCAACAGCAAAAGGCTTCGAAGGATTGCCTGAGGGAACTTGGTTTCTTACGGGAAAGGTTGAATCGGATGATGTATGGACAAAAATCAAGTCGGGTGAAGTTAACGGTGTTTCGATTGATGGCTTATTTAAAACAGCTCAAGTCAATAAAGTAACTATGTCGGATGAACAAGTAATAAAAATAATAAACAATTTAAAAACTTTAAACGTTATATAAGCATGGAAACAAATGTTATCTCAAAAATTAAAGACTTTATCATAACTAAACTTAGTGTTGATGAACGTGTGGCCTTAGAAGGTCTTAATCCAGTTGCTGCACCATCTACAATGCCAACTGACGAAAAGAAACCAAGTACCGAGCAAACTCCTGAAGTTAAAATGAAAGAAGCTAAAACAGTTGATGGTTTAGTATTTGCTTACGATGGTGAATTAGTTATCGGAACTGCAATAATGGATATTACAAGTGGCACACCTAGTCCAGTAATGGATGGTGAATACACAATGGAAGATGGCAACATCGTAACTATTGCAAGTGGCGTAGTAGCTGAGATAGCAAGTAAGGCAGAAGAAGCTCCTGAGTTACCTGAAGTAGTTGCTCCAGAATTAAAGATGCCCGATATGAAAACTCAAATGAGTAACATGCAAGTATCTTTAGAAAGTCAAATATCTAGTTTGAAAAAACAAGTGGTATTGCTTAACAAAGTAGTTAACGAAATTTTAAACACACCAATTCAAAATGAAACTAAGGTTTCTAAAAGTTGGGAAGAATTAAGTTCTTTAGAAAAATTCAGATTATCAAAATAATTAATTAATAATAATTTAAAACAAAATATAAAATGGCAATTTCAGCAACAATAGTAGATTTAAGAGGTGTAGCAGTACAACCGATAATCGAAGAAATTTTATTTGCTAATGATACAGTAAATAAGAACTTAGTAAGTTTAGCAACCGATATTAAAGCGGATACAATCTTTACTGAAAATGATAACACCGTAACAGCTCAAGCTTTTGCAAGTGGTGCTCCTTCTTCATCAGGAACTTTTGGATTAGTTGATACTTTGATTACTCCAACTAAATTAATGTACTACCAAGAATTTGATCCTAATGCTTTACGTTCATCACGTTTTAAAACGACTATGAAGCCAGGAGCTTGGGAAATTGAATCAAGTGAATTTGGTTCTGTAGTATTAAAGTCTTACGGTAATTTAATTGCTGAAGATTTACAAAGTAAGTTTTGGAATGGCGCAACAAGTGCTACTAGAACAGCGGTTGCAGCTTTAACTCCAGGAACTGGTAATGGTTCAGTAGGAGCAGCAGAACAAACTTTAGTTGCTTCAGGTTCAGCTTCATTATTAGATGGTGTTGCAACTAGAATGATTTATAATGGTGGTGCTTTAGGAACTAGAATTAAAGTTGCTGGAACTACAATCGATGCAACTAACGTAGCAGCAGAATACGCTAAGGTTTATGCTAAGATACCAGCAAGAGTAATTAATGGTTCAGTTAAACCATATCTTTATGCTCCTTATTCTCACAAACAATTTATAAACATTTATAACATCACTGCTACTTATCGTGATTTATTTGCTGTAACTAATTTAGGTCAAGCAACTGAAGCTTATTTTTACAATGGAATTCAAATTGTATTTGTTCCTTTAGCTGAAAATGTAATCATCGCAGCACGTCCGGATTATATTTACTGGTGTACTGATTTAGTATCTGATATAAATAAGTTTGAAGTTAACAAAATTGCTTTCAATCGTGAAGATATGTTTGTAAAAAACATCATGACAATATTCGCACACGTTGTGAATCAAGCAATGAATGTTCTTTACGTAGGATAAATTTAATGGAGGGGCAACCCTCCTTATTATAAACAAATTAAAATTATAAAAATATGGCATGCGTATTAACAAGCGGTTATACCTTTCTAGGTTGTAAAGGTGGAGCTGGAGGAATAAAAAATGTTTACATCACTGAATTTGAAAATAACTCAGGAACTGGTTCGACATTTACAGCAGCTGCTGGAGTTGTTACAGCTTATACTTTAGCTACAGGAAAGAAGTATCGAGTATATTCTTTAGATAAAGAGATGGGAATGTTTACAAATCCTGGTACTTATACACCAGCTTCAGGAACTATTTCATACGAACCACAAATTGATTTCACTATTAAAAAATTAACTACTACAGTTATTCAAGAAATTCACTTAGTTGCTCAAAATATTTTAACTATGATGGTTCAAGATGTTAACGGTGATTATTGGTTATTTGGTAAGGATCAAGGAATGGATTTATTAACTTGGGGTTTAGAAAGTGGAACTGCAATTACTGATTTTAACGGACAAAAACTTTCTTTTAAAGGTAAGGAGATAGCTCCAATTTACAAAGTAACTGGTGCTTTAATTGCTAACTTAATAGCTTAATAAGTAACTTTTTAAAGTTAAGCTCAGGCCCGTAAGCTTGAGCTTTTTTTTTAAATAACAAATTGATATATTTGTACGTTATATAAGTATGATAACAATTAATAAGAATAATAGTAATACAGTTATCTTAACATTACAAGAGAAATGTTTATTAGCAAATCCTTATTTTTTATTTCAGTTTAAAAACGTTCAAACAAATACATCACAATATTTTTTACCAGCGGATATAAGCACACAAAAGGAACGATATAATGAATTTATAATAGTTGAAACAGCAACACCAACAACTGCACAAATATCATTAACAGTAGGCGATTACGAATATACGATATACGAACAAGTAGGCAATAGTAATACTAATCCAACTGGATTAAATGTAGTGGAGGTGGGTTATGCAACTTGTTTTGATTTAACAAAAATTACATTTAAAGAATATCAAGGTGGAGCAATAACTAACAAGGTTTACAATGGCTAAAAAATTAGAAGTATATAATGACATAATTACTATTAAGATGGATGTTAACCAACTTCCTACTTATAAAATTGATACTGCTGGTGAGTTTGTTAAGTGGGGCAAAGATAATAACTTCCCAAAAGAATTATTAAATTCTTATAACAACCATCCTGAGCATGCTGCTATTGTAAAAGGTAAATCACGTTATCTTAGCGGATTAAAAATAGTGCCTAGTCAAGATTTACCACAAGTTCAACAATTTTTAGCCAAGGCAAATAGATTTGATAGCTGGTATGAATTAAGAAAAAAATGTGATTCCGATAAAGCAATTTATGGAGGTTTCGCATGTCAAGTAACAACTAATTTAATAGGGCAACCGATTGAGTTTTACCATTTAGATATGGGCAAAATAAGACTAAGTGCGGATAATTGCGGAGTTTGGTATTCAGAAGATTGGACTGCTAAAAGTTACCATTTAAAGAAAACTTACTTTCCATTTTACAAGGAAGGTTTTATAGGTGCCTCAATTTACTATTCTAAGGACTTCACACCCTCTTTAAATGAATTAGATGGCTTATACCCTTCACCCGATTATTCAAGCGTTCTATTAGACATTAATACCGATATTGAGATTAGCAACTTTTTTCATAGTTTAGTAAAGAATGGATTTAGTGCTGGTCATATTATAACTTTTTTCTCGGGTAAATTAACACCTGAAGTTAAGGAGGATATTAAAGAAAGATTTCAAGAGAAACATCAAGGCACACAAAATGCTGGTAAAGTAGTTTTATCATTCACTAATCCCGATGGCAAAGGAGCAGAAGTTGTAAATGTAACCCCAACAGGATTAGCGGACCAATACGAAGCTTTAAATAAACGTAACCAACAAAAGATAATCACAGGACATAACGTGCCAGGAGTATTGTTTAAAATCAAAACTGAGGGTACTTTAGGCGATCGTAACGAATTAGATTTAGCACATGAATTATTTATTAACGAATATGCTAAAATTGAACAAGTAGCTTTTAATAAGTTTATTGATAAAATGTTTAAACTAAAGACTGGTTTAGATATTACATTTGAAGTAGAACAAGTTCAGCCGATTGGCAAAGAACTGCCATTAGAAAATCAAAATGTTATCAATGCTTTAAATGCTAGAGATCCTAATATCGTAACAAATTATATAATTGAAAAATACGGGTTAAAGATTGAAGCTGCAGAAATTGGCACTCCAAGTGCAACTGTAGTACAAGAAGAAATACAAGTTAACGAACACTTAAAAAACTTAACAGGTCGACAAAGACAAAATTTATTTAATATAGCCAACAAGTTAAAGAAGGGTGATTATACAGCGGACCAAGCATTAATAATGATTAAAACAGGGTTTGGATTAAGTGATGCTGATGCTTTAACGTTCTTAGGAATTGCACAAGAAGAAATGAATAATGAGGTTGTAAAAGTTCAACAATCTAATGATAAAGAAAAAAGATTTATTGAATGGGTAAAAGCAAATGCTGTAGATGTAGATGATGATGATGAAATTATAGACCTTGAATATGTAAACTTTAAAGATTCAAAACAAGTTCTAAGATTTGAGTTATCGAAACAAAAATTATATACAGCCAATAGATTACAATTATCAGTTACTGATTTACGAAATGCAATACTGAATCAATTTAAAGGTAATCCATTTGCTAAACCCGAGGAACTTGCTAAGTCATTAAATGTAGATGTTGAAAAAATAAATAATGAAATAACCTGGTTAAAAGAAAAAAAACTAGGTAGCTTTTTAGATGGGATATTTACACCAACTCAAAAAGGTTTAGATAAAGATACTGAAGATTACGATACTGAAATTTACACTGTTTATAAATACGATAAAAGACCTGATGTAAGTGGACCTAAAAGATTACCAACAACAAGGGAGTTCTGTTTACAAATGATGATTGAAACAAGTGGTCGAGAAACTGTTGACGGTAAGAATGTAGCACGAAGATTAACCTATGAACAAATAGATGCTTTTACCAACGAGTTTGGGGAATCAGCTTGGGATTTCAGGGGTGGATTTTATAATAATGGAACTGAAACAACTCCTTGGTGCCGCCATATTTGGGTAGGTGAAACTAGGATAAAACGTAAAAAGAAATAAGATGGCAACACTTTGGATAGGTCAAGATTATTTAATTAGACATTCGGTTATTGATGACAATACTGAATACGATAAGATAACACCAGTTATTGAATTGGTACAAGATAAATATATACTTCCTTTATTGGGAACGAGTTTATATAATACGATTGAAACTCACATCTTAGCTTATATAAATTCAGCAACAACTATTCCAGCAGCTTACAAAACATTAATAGATAACTACATTTTAAAAATGATGGTTCATTATATTATGTATGAAAGCTCACCAACGTTTAAATTCCGATATGCGAATAAAGGCATAATGACAAATAGTAGTGATAACGGGCAACCGATACCGACTAACGACATGGAATATTTAATGAATATTTGGAAAACAAATGGTGAGATGTACGGAGATAGAATGATAAAATATTTAAACTATAATAATTCTACTTATCCAACTTACAATAATAATACAGGTGCGGATATATTCCCTGAGCGAAATGCTTACGATGTAGACATTTATTTAGGCACTAGAATTTTAGGTAAAAAAGATTATAGTAATATTCAAGATAACCGAGATAACCCAGTATGGCAATAAGAAAAAAAACAAAGATTGAAATTAAAAAGTACATTAAAAAAAATAAGAAATTAATAGATGTTTACCTTAAACAAATTAATATCAACAATAGCAACGTACTCAACTGCTCACAAGCAAATTAAGAGTTGGTATTTTGGTGACCCTTGGGATCAATTAAATGGCGGTCAGTCAATTAAATATCCTATGTTATTTGGTACTTTACAACCTAACAGGGTTGAAGGGACAAGTGATATTACTGTTATAAGATTTTACATTTGTGATAAAAGTAAGAAAGGATTAAGAAACCAATTAGAAGTCTTATCGGATTGTAAGCAGATAGCTTTAGATACTTTAATTTACTTCATGCAAATTGAAATTTCAGAATTACATAAAATTAATACAAATGCAACTTTAACTGATTTTGTAGATGCTTTTAATGATGAGGTTGCTGGTTGGTATTTTGATGTTGAATTTAATGCAATCTTTGAGTGGGATGCTTGTTCAATACCAATTACAGGTTCGCCAGCAGTTATCAATCAAGATGATGTAAGAATAATAGATCAGAATGGAAATGTTATTGCGGTAGTGCCTTGCGGTTCTTATTATACGATTGAAGTTTTACAAGAATTAATACAAACATTAACTAATCCAGCTCCAGTTACAATAATACAAACTTTAACATAATGGCAGTAGTAGAATTAAGATACGATCCAAAAGATTCAGCATGGTTTTCAGCT